CATGGCTCAGCTTATCCACGAAGCTGCGGTGTTCGGTGTTGGGAAGATTTATCTGGCTGTCCTATTCGGTGGTCAAGAGTTCTTCCTCTGCCCTTTCTACATCACTGACCAACAGAAAGAAGATCTGATAAAGCAGATGGCCGTCTACTGGGCAGCAGTGCAGAGCAGGACTCCCCTTCCACCGCAGTCGTCAGAAGAAGCTAAGCTCCTCTTTCCCACCTCTACACCAGAGACAACAGTAATTGCTGACAGCACACTAGAGGAACTGGCTACTCAGCTATTCCGTGTCAACCACGAGAGGAAGCAGTTAGAGACAGCAGAGGACAAGCTCAAAGCCGCTATACAGGCAAGGATGCAGGACAAGTCTGCTCTCGTTGACATTGCAGGTAACGTGCTAGCTACCTGGAAGAACGACAAGGCTAGCGTCAAGTTCGACAGCAAGCTCTTCCAGCAGTCTATGCCGGACATCTACAAACAGTTCATGCGTGAGGTTCCTGGCCCACGTAAATTTCTTATTAAATGAGGTTCACATGACTACAAACACAGGCGGTCCAGCGTTTCCTGTTCCTCCCACATTTATGACAGAGCAGGGAGACATATCAGTTGCCTTAGAAGGCATGACCCTGCGCGACTACTTTGCGGCAAGGGCTTTGCAAAATTTCAGAGATCAAATTGGCTCTCAATCTGACCAAGAGTGTTTTGAGCAAGTCGCAGAAGGTGCATACAGAATGGCCGACGCTATGCTGAAAGCGAGGAGTGAATCATGAGTGAACTCAAACCAGCGTTTATCGACAAAGACGGTCCTGCTTGGAGGGCTGACGAGTTTCGAGACACCATTGAAACTGAAATCAACGGTGGCAACTCATCATTTTTTAAGAGACACGCAAAAAACGCAAACAGAGACTACGAGACTGCCGCAGAGTTGATGGAAGGTCAAAGAGAAATTTTCAACAGATCAGCAGAAAATTTTTCTAACACAACACAAAAGTTAAAAGAGCAGATCAAGAGAACCACTGGTGACATAAGGAAGGCAGCGGATGACTTGGCTTCAGGTTTACTCAAGGTTGAGAAACAAGCTAACTTTTCAAATCTTGAGCGTTACGTCAATCTGCTTGAACGTACAGCCACTGCAATGCAGATACTTGCAGAACTAGAAAAGGCTGGAAAGTTAGAGAAAATTGCAGGAGCACTGAAATGAGCAACATCGTACCCTTCTCAGAGATTGAGAACATGGGCCTAGTAGCTGCCAAGTCAAAGCTGTTCGGGTTTAAAACACCAGAAGAAGCTATGTCAATCATGCTGCTGTGCCAAGCAGAGAACCTGCATCCAGCAGTGGCTATGCGTGACTACCATGTCATCCAAGGTCGCCCTGCCCTGAAAGCAGACGCCATGCTTGCAAGGTTCCAGGCCGCTGGTGGTAAGGTTGACTGGAAGACCTACACAGATGAACAAGTCACAGGACTGTTCTCTCATCCTGCTGGTGGTAGCCTGGAAGTAACCTGGACTATCCAGCAAGCTAAGTCGATAGGCATTGCCAACAAAGACAACTGGCGCAACTACCCACGAGCAATGCTACGTGCCAGGGTTCTGTCAGAAGGTATCCGTGCTGTCTACCCTGGTGTAGTCGTCGGTGTCTACACACCTGAAGAAGTACAAGACTTTACTCCTGCTAAACCTGTAGACATGGGTACGGCAGAGCGGGTAGACGTACAGCCTGTCATCGTTGAAGAGCCTGACGGGGCTTTCCCTCTCTACGTTCCCGGCAATGACAAGCCCTACAACAGACTTCACGCAGAAGATGACTGGATTGCAGCCTACTGTGGTCTGGTATCGCGTATAGCCTCATCTGGCAAGCTCACAGCCGCTGAGAAGGATGGCAAGTACCTAGCCCTTTATGAAGCAAATAAAGCGGTTGTAGAGGGTTTTAGCAGCCTCTACAAGGTCAAGCTGAAAGGAGAGGTTGTAAAGGCAGGAGGGCCGTCTAGCCCAAAGCTCCCGAAGTCCCTGTCAGATATGGATTCGCTACAAAGCGATCCAGAATTCTCGGACACCTCCGAGAAGTAGGACCGCTAACTCAGAAGCAGTCTTATGAGCTTTACAGGGACACAAGGCTTGCAGCACATATCGAAGTCCTTAGACGCCAGGGACATCGAATCTTTACAGAGAATGTTAGTCAAGGTGGGTCGGTCTTTGCCAGATACCACTATCAACCATGAAAGGAAAGTGATGGCTGAACATAGAGAGATGCCCGGAAAAGGCGTCATGTTTTACGAAGAGAAAGCCAAACGTAAGAGCGAACGAGGGCCAGACTACAAAGGCTACCTAGTCCTGGAGATGGACTACAAAGCCGGTGAGAAGCTCAAGGTTAGCGCCTGGGAAAAGCCTACAAGTATGGGCTACAACTTGCTGTCTCTTGCTGAAGACAACTGGAGCAAGAAGCAGAAGGAGACACCCAGAGAAGTAAAGTCAGGCTACCAACGCAAAGACAATGACTTCGCGTACCGGCCTAAAAGTGACGACGTGCCCTTCTGATGACTGATCCATTCAAGATAGATAGTCCTACCTGCATCTCCTTTAGCGGAGGGCGTACAAGCGCCTATATGTTGTGGCGGGTACTTCAGTCCAATGACGGGCTACCACCAGAAGCCGTTGTCTGCTTTGCCAACACAGGCCGAGAGGACGAAGCTACCCTTAAATTTGTGCGTGATTGCGGGGAACACTGGAACGTTCACATAGTCTGGGTTGAGTTCCAGCAAAAAGAACCACAGTTTAAAGTGGTAAATTTTTACACCGCTAGCAGAAACGGCGAACCGTTTGAAGCCGTCATCCGCAAAAGGAACTATCTTCCAAATCCAGTGACAAGGTTTTGCACAAGCGAACTGAAGATTAGAACCATGCACAAATGGCTAAGGGCCAACTGGCAAGCCTTGGGTTGGGATGCAGAAGACTTGGAATGGAACCAGATGATCGGCATCAGAGCCGATGAGATGCGTAGAGTGTCCAAGATACGAGCGAGAGGACACAGCACCGAAACGACCAAAGAAACCATGCTGATGCCGTTGGCCGATGCCAATGTGTCACTTGCTGAAATAGATCAGTTCTGGAAAACACAGCCCTTCAAACTTGAGTTGCCAACCTACAACGGAAGAACTTTGGCAGGAAACTGCGACCTTTGTTTTTTAAAGCCAGCCAATCAAGTGTTTTCCCTAATAAAAGAAAAACCAGAGCGCGCAGTGTGGTGGGCAAAAATGGAGGCACTGGCACTGGCAAGCAAGCCAAGCGGTGCGGTCTTTCGCAGCGACAGACCCAACTACGCACAGATGGCCAAATTTGCTGTGGATCAACGGGATATGTTTGATGCTAACGAAGAAGGCATTGCTTGCTTTTGCGGGGACTGACATGGCAACAAAGACATCACCCACACAGCGCTCTCTCGCTTACCTGCGTGAGCATGGCTATCACTGCGAGGTGGTAGAGAAGTGGAACAGCTTTACCAAGCAGCGTAAAGACCTGTGGGGGTGGTGCGATATCCTTGCCATCCGTAAAGGAGAAGTCCTGGCAGTGCAGGTCACAGCCTCTGCTGTCAGTGACAGGATAAAGAAAATCATGGCCTCTGACACACTAGCACTCGTCAGAGATGCTGGTATCAGAATTGAAGTTCACGGCTGGCGTAAGTCAGCAAAGACAAACAAGTACGTTATCAGGATAGAAGACATATCATGACACAGCAAACACAGATTCAACCATCACAGAAATCTCTGGAAAAAGGACGCTCTGCTGTCGAGTACAGCCAGAACCTTATCAACATGAGCCTACAGCAACTGTGGAACATCGCCTACACATCCGGGTACGAGGATGCTATGTCGGCTAAAGACAGTCAGCCAGTGGACGCATCCCTGCAATAGGGAGAGTTAGGACGCTGCCCGGGGGGACAGCGATGCTGGCATCCCCCCTCCACCTAACTCGATTGATTATGAAAGTTCTTGTTGCTTGTGAGTACAGCGGTGCTGTGAGAGATGCGTTCATTCGCGCAGGTCATGACGCTATGAGTTGTGACTTGCTGCCCACTGACGTTGAAGGCCCACACTATCAAGGTGATGTACTCAACATCATCAATGATGGATGGGACTTGATGATTGCACATCCACCCTGTACTCACTTGGCAGTCAGTGGAGCAAGATGGTTTAAGGACAAACTGGTAGAACAAGCTCAAGCTCTAGAATTTGTTCGTATGTTGATGAATGCTCCTATTGACCGCATAGCAATAGAGAACCCGATAAGCATCATTAGCTCACGCATACGCAAGCCAGAACAAATCATCCAGCCTTGGCAGTTTGGTCACGGTGAGACAAAGGCTACTTGCCTGTGGCTGAAAAATCTTCCTCTTCTAAAGCCAACAAACATTGTTGATGGAAGAGAGGCAAGAGTACACAAGATGCCTCCTAGTCCTGACAGATGGAAAGAAAGAAGCAAAACCTACAAGGGAATTGCTGACGCTATGGCTCAACAGTGGTCTTAACAACTTGGAGTAAACAATGACAGAAGAAAAGAAGCCTCACGTATTCCTGGCAACACCTATGTACGGTGGTCAATGTACAGGGTTCTTCACGCAGTCCCTCATCACCACCGCTAAGGTACTCACAGAGAACAACATAGATTTGTCTGTGTCGTTCCTCTTTAACGAGTCACTCATCCAACGTGGTCGTAACCTGCTAGCTCACCAGTTCATGCAGAACGAGGCAGCTACTCACCTGATGTTTATAGACGCAGACATCAAGTTCAATCCTGCTGACATCGTGCATATGCTCAGGGCTGACAAGGACATCATCTGCGGCATCTACCCTAAGAAGGAAATCAACTGGCACACAGTTGTGCAGGCTGTCAAAGATGGTGTGCCTGTAGACCAGCTTAAGAACAAGACTGGCAGCATGGTCGTCAACCTTGTAGGCTACGAAGGTGAGGTCACAGTGCCTGCACATGAGCCTATAGAAATCTGGAATGGTGGCACAGGCTTCATGCTCATCAAGAAAGAAGTGATGATGCAGTTGAAAGAGGTTCTGCCCTCTTACGTCAACGATGTGAGAGTGCTGTCAGGTGAAGTCACTGACCGCATCACAGAATACTTTGCCTGCGCTATAGAGCCAGGGATAGAGCGCCTACTTAGCGAGGACTACTACTTCTGCTGGAAGGCCAGGGAACACGGTATTAAGATCCACGCTGCACCCTGGGTGTACCTGGGGCATTTTGGTAGCTACCTCTTTGAAGGTGGCTTGATGCCTAACGCTTCTTAGCAGTACGTGCAGACTTGCGGAAAGCCTCGGCAGTAGGGTAACCAGCCTGTCCAGGCTTCTTCGCAGGCAGTCCTGCTTTCCTGCGCTTGTTGATGTTGTAGTACAGGCCACGCTTGGCTTTAGGTGTCTTCTTCATCTGCATCCCCAGCGTTTACGAGCAGCCTTGCCACGCTCGCCTGTCCACGACTTGCTACGAGCGCAGAATGCTTTCTGACGAGGACCAGACTTGGTAGGAGCTTTAAGGTTAGAGCCTGTAGCTCTGTTTGCCTTAGCCCTACCTTTAGCGGTAAGGCCAGCACCCTTCTTGACAGAGAGCTTCTCGCCTCTGCCTACAGACAGGTTAGGGAACTTCTTGCTAGCCATCAGCACATACCTCTAGACTCTGCTTCTACATCATCTAGCCTACGCATCCATCCCTTGCCAAACGTAGCAAAGGTGGACAGAGATTTGTAGAAGGCTTCACGGTGATGGCAGAACTCAGCAACGATGGTTGCAGGCTCTTTTGCGGCAACAGCAGCAAGAGTGGCTGGACCTATAGCTCCGTCCTGAGCTACTCCAACAACTCGCTGTAGAAATTTACTAGACTGACCAACACCAGAGTTAACGGCACAATCAAACACGCAAAGGTCAACACCAGAAGGAAGGTCATCACCGCGAACAGCATCCCAATACCTTTTCTTGTAAAGAGGAGCAACCA